AACCCATATTCGAAGACAGATAAGATGATCTTCGCAGCGTATAACGCACGGTTTGACTACGATATGCTACGTGCCCTTTTCGAGAGACTCGGAGACCGCTACTTCGGTAGCTGGTTCTGGTTCCCCCCTCTCGATATTATGAATACTGCTATGGACGCTCTTCAGGCAGATAGAGCAAAGCTCTCCGACTTTAAGCTAGGAACTGTCGCTCGCTTCCTAGGCGTCGAGGTAGACAAATCCAAGCTTCATGGCGCGCTCTATGATATTGAGCTAGCTATTGAAGTATACCATAAATCGCAGGAGCTAATAGCAAGGAGATTCAATAGCCATGACTAAAGAAGAACTTCTCGCAAGAGTAGCAAAGATCAGAGAAGATAACCCTATCGACTCTGCTCACTTCACCGCCCTTGTTATGGGCAAGTTCGGAACTGGGAAGACCCGACTGTTCAAGACGTGCAAGTTTCCCTGCCTGATAGATATGTTCGACCCCAACGGATATTCCGTCCTTAGCAAGGAGATCGCGGAGGGAAAGATCATAGTCCGAAAGTTCATGAACGAGAACTCCCAAAAGCCTACCGAGTACATGCGTTGGGAGAGGCAGTGGGAGGAAGATATCAAGACAGGCTTCCTTAACGAGTTCGCAACCTACGGTATCGACTCCTTGACTACATGGATCGAGGCATGCACGAATGAGATCGCGAAGAGGAAAGGTCACGAGGACGGCGTTCCGAAGATCACTGCGTATCCGATAGTCTTCAACATGGCGAAGGATATGATTAAGCTAACTTCAACGCAGGCCTGTGACTTCATCGTAACCGCTCACCTTACACCAGACAAGGATGAAGTAACGGGGGAGATCACGGAAGAGCTTGAGACCTACCCAAAGCTTCGTAGCCGTATCCCTATCCTCTTCTCCGAGAAGTATGTCTTACTCGCAACATCAGGAGCAGGCGGAAAGACGAGCTACAAGCTGCTAACGCAGCCGAAGGGACGTTTTAGAGCCAGTACGCAGCTTGGTAAAGATGGTCTGTTCCTTCCGGAGGAAGAACCAAACATAAAGGCGCTGCTGAAAAAGGCAGGCCTTCCTAGTGAAGATAAGGTATGGAGGTAGAAGCCATGACTAAAAATCAACAGATCGCTATCCGTCTTCTGCTCGAATCTCTGACAGACGATCAGTGGATGGCCCTTTCCTGTCTGCTGAACTTCGACGATAATTGCTCTACGTCAAGGAAGTCGAAGGAAGAGGCACTCTCTGCTGCTACAGAATTCAAGAGTCGGGAAGAAGTAGAAGACCTCGTTAATCTGGCGGAGGAAGAAGGCTACGATGCCGGATACGAGAGTGGGAGTAGCGCAGCTGATGATAGCTACAGCGCGGGCTACACCGAAGGCTACGCCGAAGGCTACGATAAAGGTAGAGAAGACGGCTTCGAAGACGGTGTAGAAGAAGGCAGGAGAAATCCCGCATAACTATCGCTTTCCATTTATTGAAAAACAAAGCTATCAATAAGCACCACCTAATAAACACACAGCCACAAAATCAAAACAAAGGAGAACACCATGTCACTGTTAGACCTCAACCTCGAAAACACCCCCGATCTGGAAGGTGCTAGTGAAGGCGAACACACTGTTACCATCGTAAGCATGGGGAAGTACGAAGGCAAGAACAGCGGGAAAACCTCCCTGAAGGTCACACTGAAGATCGCTGACCAGCCGAATACGTACAACCTCGATACCTACCTTGGCCTGCCTCAAGAGGGAGACGAGAAAGACAAAGCCGACGCCAAACGTCGAGGTATCAAGGGCTTCTGCAAGTGCTTCGATATCTCTATCGCGATGTTCGAGGAGTGCTACATCTCCGGTGATTATACCCCTCTGTCTGGCCTTCAAGGCTGGGTCCTCGTGAAGAACGAAGAGTTCGAAGGACAAGAGCGCCCGAAGATCTCCCGCTTTATCGCTAAGTAGTCAAACCAAAGAGGGCCTGTCGAAAGCCGGCAGGCCTTTCTTTTTACCCAGGAGGAAATATGAACGAGGGCCAGAAGATACACAGAACATCTATCGACCTCACGGAGAAACAACTCGCTTTCCAACGTAGGTACTTTCCGTGGGGCAGTAGAAAGACTCTTATCAATCACGTTCTCGATGGAATAATCGAAGCACTTGACAAAGACCCTGATCTGCTTGGACCTATGTTAACCGGAAGGGTGGAAGTAATTGTCAGAAGAAAAGAATACCTGGAAGGGGATAAATAAGAAGGTCGAGCTGTCTGGCCTAGACTTTTACATAATCTGCGCCGATAATGAAGATGGCTCCCTTCACAGAATTACTATAATTGGCCCAAGAACTAATGCCGACTTTGGTGCCTTCGCAGAGGGCATCTCTGAACTTGTCAATCTGTGCCTCTTGTATAGCATCCCTCTTGTGGAGATAACAAGGAGGCTGAAATATATAAAGGGAGAGACAGCCGGCTTGACGAATAGTCAAACTATACACACGGCTAGCTCTGTGATAGACTTCGTAGGTCGCTTCTTGGAGGAGAGATATGCATCTAGATAGCCTAAAAAAATCTATTCTCGACATGCAGTGGGAAGAGCTAGTCATACTGCACACTGCGATTAGAAATAACAGACTAACATCGAAGCGGCCAACTACCAAAGCCAAAGCTAATCGAATAGCGATAACTAAAGGCGTAAGGAATACAATCGAACAGGCTACACCCGAAGAACTCGAGCGGATGATAGCATTACTAGAAGGAGAATGCTAATGCAGAACGAAGGATTTGCTGTGAAGATCTCTGATATCATCGTAGAGAACAGAGAAAGAAAAGACCTCGGAGATATCGATGCACTCGCGGAGTCGATTAACCAGGTTGGACAGATCACTCCTATTGCCGTAAAAGAGGCGGGTAATGGTAAGTATGTCCTCCTCGCAGGCGGCCGTCGTCTTGAAGCACACAAGCAACTGGAGAGAGAAACTATCCTCGTCCGCGTTTATCCTCCTTCCCTCACCGAGCTTGATGCTAAAGCTATAGAGCTCTCCGAGAATATCAACAGGAAGGATCTCGAGTGGACTGAAGAGCTTGCGCTAACAAGGGAGATTCATCGACTGCAGATGCAAATCCATGGAGAGCAGAAGAACTACAACGATGGAGGATGGTCACAGAAAAAGACAGCTGCACTACTCGGTAGGTCTGATGCAATCGTCTCCGATGACTTGACACTCGCAGACGCACTCGAAGCTATGCCCGAGCTAAAGGACTTGGTAAAATCCAAGACCGAGGCGAGCAAACTGCTAAAGAAGCTCGGAGACGAAATCAAGACAGAGCAGAAAGCAGCAGCTATCAAAGCCGATAGAGGTAACACACCAGAGGATATTCTAAAAGAGCAACTCGTCGCCGGCTACAACTTGCAAGACTTCTTCGTCTGGGCAAAGGGGCAACCAACAGGATTCTTCGACCTCGCAGAGATCGATCCACCCTACGGTATCGACCTGCAGAATGCAAAAGCAAGCAACGGCTCGAGGGCTCTTGCTATTAGCCAAGGGTACAATGAGATAGACGAAGCCTGCTATCCTGCATTTATCTCTGGCCTAGTAACCGAGGTCTATCGTATCTTGAAAGATGACTCCTGGATGATTCTGTGGACCAGCTGGAAATGGTTTCAGGCTATGTACGAAGCAGCCCTCTCTGTTGGCTTTATAGGTAATAATATTCCACTTATCTGGACTAAAAGCCAAGGACAGACCAAGCACCCTGAGCTATACCTCGGAAGTGCTTGTGAGCCAGCTCTCTACCTTCGAAAAGGCAAAGCGCAGATTCAAAAGCCTGGCCGCCTTAATGTCTTCGACTATCGAACAGTACCGCCTAGCGAAAAGACCCACCCGACGGAGAGACCTATCGAGATGATGATAGACATTCTCTCTACCTTCGTACAGCCCGGGAGTATGATAGTCTCCCCGTTCCTCGGTAGTGGTAATACAATCCTCGCCGCTGATGGAATTAACTGCACCTGTGTCGGTTGCGATCTGAACAAAGTCTACCACGACTACTTCGTTGTCAAAGTCAGCGAAGGAAAACCTGGAGATTATAACAGCTATGGACGTTAAGATAGTAAAGCTCATCGTGGCTATTACCTTTCTTGTCTGCTTGATGATAGGGACAATAGCATATCGAGTATCCTATCACGCCAAACAGCTGTTTTGGTTGGAGCAAGATGTTCAACGGCTGAAGTGGCAGTCCCAAGTCAATGTTGGTATAGCTAGATACGACACAATGCGAATCGATACTATGTTCATAATCGCGGCGAAGCCTCCGAGAACTAACTATGTAGTAATACAAGACTCGGTAATGATGAAACTCTACGGTAAGAATTGGCGGAGGGTACTAGAAACACAAGCACAGGAGTAGTAAATGATAGTCCTACCAGAAGGAAATCCCTCATCAAGCATAGCAATTATAGGCGAAGCCCCTGGTGCAGAGGAAGATAGAACAGGTCGCCCCTTTGTTGGTGCCTCCGGTCAGCTACTCGATGGAGTCCTTGCTAGCTCCGGTTGGCTGCGGTCGAAGTGCTATATAGACAATGTAGTCACTCAACGACCAGAGCGAAACGACATCACTCCGTTTATAGACTGCAGTGGGAAGAATCCTGTGGTTAGTAAAGACGGCCAAGCTTATATCGACGCACTGAAGGATCGTCTTCAAGGTGTTACGTCTAACCTCCTTCTTGCAGTTGGAACAACTGCGATGTACGCTCTAACGGGGCATCATAACAAAGTAACCAAACGTAGGGGATCTGTCTACCCCTGTACATTAGTGCCAGGAAAGAAAGTCCTCGTAACAGTCCACCCTGCCAACGTCCTTCGCGAGTACGATCTACTCTACCCCTTCATGCACGATATACGGAGGGCTGTGGAAGAGTCTACCTACCCCGATATCAGAACGCTAGATCGCAGTATAAAGATAGCCCCCACCTACGCAGAAGCCATAACCTACCTCGAAAGCATCCAAGACGGAGACACTATCGGCTTCGATATTGAGGTTGTAAATAGGGAGGTCTCCTGCTTCTCCATTGCCAAGTCTCCAATCGATGTAATATCTATTGCCCTATACACAAGAGGGCATAG